TTTTAGAACAAACCATGAGTAATATGTAATTATCCTGTGCCTTTATCACGCAAGGTGGGCTTATAATTATAGGCCCCAGCAATGTTGCTCATGCTACGCTGAATTGCATGAACGAAAGTTACAACACTGCATCCGCACAGACACAAGCGCTTCGCTTGTGAGTTTGACATTTTCTAATCTTGGTGGATGGAGGACGATACCATCTCACTTTAAGGAGGACGAAATGAATAAAAGTCCTCACAATAGTTTAATGTCATTGCGGACTTATTTTCTTATAACTATTCTTGCGTGCAATAGTCTTTGTTCAATACACTGCTAAAAGATTTACAGCCTTTCGAACGCTTTATAAAATCTGCACATAAATCGTTATAAGTTGGAAAAGTGGAGTCTTGGATCCAAATTTCCCAGTTTAAGTGCTCAACTAAGTCCTTGAGAATTTTCCTTTTTTCATTGAAAACATCTTCGCCATACCAAAAGTATTCACGCAAAGCACTCGATATAACATCTATACCTTGTGCCTCTTTTGTGACCGCTTTAGAACGTGTCCAAACCATAAGTGATTTCTCTATAGATTCATCTTCTAGAGGAGCTAAAAAGCACCCAAGACGTTCATCATACCGCCACCTACGTTTCAAAAATGACGCATCATTGATATGGATGAATGGAACACTAGCAGATTCTTTGTCAGCCATGGTATAGACAATATTAAGTTTAGCAAAAGTTTCTGCAATGGCACTATGATTGAACCAATTGCAACCTCGCGACACAGACATAATATTATCATCACCATAAGTCATAAGACTAACATCCTGTTTAAATGTTTTGACATTATGACTAGGGTTGATCATATAATATACATATCGCATCCTTAGACTATTGACTATACTATTTAATATGACAGTTAACGGATTACCTGAGGGATTTGATCCAAATAATTGCACGAGATCACCATTGTAATCCACGAGAGGGAAAGCTGTATCTTCAGCTATACACCTAATTATTTGTATGTCTTCCTCAGTATAATTACCAGAAGAACGGCAAAAGTATATAATAACATCAAAAGCTGCTAAAATTTCTTTCGGACTCATTCGCTTATCAAAAGCTTTGTAGTCACCTGCTACAATTCTGTCCTCACCATTCTTGACTATATAATAGTAAAGTTCATGCCATTCCAATGATTGGGCAATAGTGCCTGGGGCTGCCTCAAATGCAAATCGTTCATTTTGTAACAAACGAGCAAATGAAAGTAAATACTTCCGAACAATAAGTGACCAATCCATGGTTGCTCCTGTGAAAACACGAGTTTTACCAATCTTTGCTTTTTTAAAGGAAACGGGTTCGTCCTTCAAATGGGCACAAAAGTTTGGGTGGAATTGGCGATTTTCACGGTAACATTTCAATATGTCATCCATTCTTTCGCTAATCTCATCATCCAACTCAACAGGATCTTGCATCCCATAAGCTGGGGGAATACTCTTCAAAAAATATTTTTTTGATTTTTTCCAAGGGTTTCCCGCGCTAGTATTTCTTTTCATCTTATCTATGTATGTTACTTGAGCACCATTTAGAGTGGTGAAATCGTCAAGGATCATCAACATATTTGATATATGATTCACATCATCAATATTGTTAAACACATCTTCTATGTACCCTTCAACACACTTGTTGAGTATACCAGTGTCCAATTCAGCAATGGGTCTTACGAGGTCTTTAGCAGCTATGTGCCATGGAACCCATGACCGCATCTCAGGTTTGCAATATTTAATTGTATAACCTGCATCGAGCAGAAATTTACTCATAGGCGATGGTTCAACATAAGATTTTGATTTCCCTCGAAAATCGGTAAAAGAGCCATAAACATTTATACTACCATCTTCTATGTAGCGGAAAACCGATTTTTTATGTAAATCACCGACTTCACGCTTCGCACTTAACGACGATATACCTGAGAGATCCCCAGATTGGACGTTAAAGTCCTTCAAATTATCATAGATTTCTCTTATAAATGCTCCATCAACTTCTGTAGATAAAACACTAGAATCATAGTTTCCCGCCAAACAATGCAGGCCAACTATACTATAGCCATATGAACTATTAATGATGAGTGGGGAACCACAATCACCATCTTTGGTTTTCATGGATCGTAGTTGACCCATCCACATATTGACTTTGGCATCTATGTTTTTCTCCTTAAAATTCAAGTTACGTTCATTAGTGCGACGAATCGAGACAACGGGGACAAAACTAAATTGACCCAGTCTGTCTTTAGTGGCATAAGCACCATCAAAGATTCCGTTCGCCTTCCCAGCTTGAAAATATTTGACAATCTTCTTTTTAGGAGGGAGGTTTCTTAAAATGACAAATGCTATATCTTTTGAAGGTATTCGGTGAATATCACTTTCTGAGATCACACATTTGAGGTTAGAATTAACACCCAGAGAACAGGACTGAATAATGTCAATATAAGTTGGTTCACTCATAACAGGGACATTGTGATTATTTGTGATGTAGATATGACCCCCTAAACAAAGGGCTCTACCTTCCACAAAACCAGCAACATTTGTTTTATTGATTTTCATAACTATGACATTATTGGAAATTTTTTTACAAAACGAGCTAAACTCCACACCCTTTGAGGATGCACTTTCGCGTGTGAAATCAGCTGCACACAAATCAAATGAATTGTTGTACCAGACATTTTCACGTCCATCAAGTTCATCGATGGGGCGCTCTCCAACAAGGTTCGTTTCCTTCCCTTGAGGTGTGCTCTTCTTGTAGATTTTGTACATAGCGTAAGCCGCAACCGTTATAGCAGTGACAGAAGCCAGCACTTTTGGGCTACAAATAGATTTTTGCACTGAACTTCCAATTCTAGACCAATCAGCACCTGTTGTACTTTTCCTACGTAATTCAAACAAGTACATATTTAATTTCCTTTTGCAGTATGATCTTAAAACGTAATAATAAAAATAAATTCTCATTAGTTGAACGATATAACTACTCCAAATAATATTAAAGAAAAACATCATGATAATATAAGGAAAATAATCAGATACTGAAGATTGAACTGTAGAAGCGCACATAGTATCAGGAATATTACAACATAAACATAAATTGACTGAACGCATTTGATGAATACAATCTTGAACACGAGTTTGATCTACATTAAAGTTTGATATGGCTTTATTTAACCAAACCAACAACTCACGTAAATCTATGTTTTGATGTATAGTTTCAAATTCAGCCAATCTTCGTCCACCACTGACAGCCACCGGCCTGACCATATCGACGTTAAAAGTCCATAAATCAGGATAAGGTCCAGGGGGTACGTTAGCTGACGAAAGCATACCTCGTTCATCTTTATATTCAGGTTTAACGGTTGGTGTTATTATATAAGGAAAACGACGTTGAACAGCGGATGGGCACGAAAAGTAGTGATAAGCATTCAGATTCTTAACATTAGTCGTCCCAACAACCAATTTGGCTCGTAAGGGCGTTTTACCTTTATTCTCCAAAGATGCTTGATCAGGACAATATGATGCATTATTAATGATCTGTATAATTTGATTGAGTGATTTCGGATCTTTCATTTCTGGTGCTTCATTCGCAACATCATCCAAAATGATGGTGTGACAGGACGACACAAAGCCATCCCAATACTTGGCAGCAGGGTTAACTGTATAACGAAATTCATCACCCAGAGGTAAATTTTCATGCTTAGCAAAGTAAGTACATATGATATTGGTTAGTGTGGTCTTCCCAATACCAGAATCACCAAAAATCTGAACTGCAAATGGTGCTTTCCGATTGCGCCGAGCTGCTGATTTTGTGTTAAGATCATCACGCAGCATGAGCATATCACTGAGTGTAAATTTTACAGTATCTCTGTCGCTCTTATCTAATCTAAGCGAATGCCTTGAAACATTATCAAGCTTTTCAATGATACTGTCCAATTCTGATCTGAACTCACTTTCAGTGAACCCATATTCCTCAGGATTATGCAGAAGATGCGACTTGCGTTGCAACTCTCGACACGTATCATAAATTTTTTTGTAAGAGCCTCCGGAATGGAATATGCACTTTATATCACCAGTCAAATAAATTTGATGGCCACGTTCGGCCAGAAACAGTATAGTATCGGCTAGGACGTGCAAAAAATCACTCTTTTTGTAAAATTTCTTCTTTAGGGCAACTTGTTCGAGTTTTGTATAACCAAAAGAATCGAACGAGAACCCAAGTTTATCAAATATTGATAGACTTAAAACATACATGGAACAACGATAGAACTTTACCGCAATTTCGCTATTGCAAATGTTTTTATAAGAATTGAGATAACCCCGAGCACCTTCGAAAAAGGATTCCGAACTCTGGACTGTAAAATCACCTAAGATTTTTTTGATGTAAACATAAAATCTAGATGATAATGTTTTCCAGGTGGACTCGTGAAATCTACACTTAATGAAAACACGGAAAGCTTGTAGAATGGTCTCAATGACACCAAGTCCTTCAATATTCTGTGTTGACATAACGACAAAAGTTAATACATCATCTATTAACTTAGCAAGATAGTCATCATCAGTCATAGATCTATAAAATAGATGCATACTGTGTGATGTTAACCAATCTTGTATCTTCCTTTTGATATTCAATAGCTTATCCTTAGAGGGGCTATAAGATATATCTTCGGATATGGGACACTCATTACACTGTGGTGTATGAGTCTCCATTGAAATATTGTCATAACTAACTTCATGTAAAGTTGTTCTTATAGGGTTCATCTTATCTTTCATTAGTTCTCTTTCTTTTTTAAATAAACGGATTTTGTTTTCTCCCGCCGCAGGATATATCTGGAGTTCTAACCCTGATAAGTAACATTATTGTTATTTCTCCTCACAGACGATGGTAATTATCCAACGCGTGAACAGAGGTGGCGACGTGAGCTGAGAACTTTACAGCTGAGAGGTCCTTGGATACATAAATTATCACACCACTTGAATTACTGTGGAGGGTACTATGCAAATAAAGACGTCAAACATTTGATGTGTTTCACAAAAAATATAATTGTCGGGCAAATGAAGTCCGACAACAACACACTTTTTTATTTTGTTTTTAAATTATCTTTTAATTTTTATTTTATTTTAAATTTTATAATGATAAACAACGAAGCGTTATGAACGCAAAAGTTGCAATCGAACATATATGGTTTGTGTGTTAGTGTAAAATTGATTTGGAATTCTAATTGACGATACACTAAATCGATTCAATAGAATCTAGACATTTATTTAATTGTAATAAAGTGTTTAATTTGGCAATGAAGGGCCAGATAAATAGTGAATAATGGTCCATAGAACATACTCGATAGGAATTTGACCGCCTATGTGAATATATTGTATAGATAAGCATTAAACACATAAATCTAGTATGCCTTAAAGCAAAATAAATTTTATAACAGTCAAATATATCAGGACAAACTCAATATCAGCAAATAAATTGAAGATAAAATTGGGTTTGTTCCAATGG